CTTAACGTGTTCGACTTCGTGGACGGTGGTGCCAATCGATGCCTGCCAGGGGAAGCCGCGCTTGCCGCTGGTGACGATCTCCTTGGCAGCAGGCGTATCGCGCGAGACGAGTCCCTCGGCAATGAGCTTGCCGCCTTCAACGGCGATGCGTTCGGTGTGCCCGACACCCGCATGCATACTGTGGCCGAATCGGATCGGCCTTCGCTGCGACGGAATGCCAAGACCTTGAAGATCGACAACGACGGGATTGCGCCAGCCATCGACTCGCATGGCATCGCCGGTGTAGGCGACCATCGAGAACTTGGGCAGCACTTCGCCACCTGCGGACGCTTGTCCATCACCGACTTGAGCCGGATCAGCGGACGCTTGCACATCCAGGCTGACCGTGGCACAGACGAAGGCCAGGCCAGAAGGCACTTCATTAAGTTTGGGTTTGGCTGGTGCGGTCATGACGCCTCCTCGACAACAACCTGAGCGTCGTCGTCATCTTCATCGCGCGTGGTTTTGGGATCAGTAGTCGCGGTAGGTGCAGCGTCGTCCTTGTCACTGAGGCCAAGTTCGCGCATGAGCGCCTTCTCACGGGCGCGCTGGCGCAGCTCCGTCTCCCAGTCGCGGCCTTGCTTGGCATATTCGATGGCGAGTGTGGTGGTGTGGCTCGATAGCCGGGTGGACTGCGCGTTGGCTTCTTTGGCCGGATCGACATGCTCGAAGCCGTCCCAGAACCACTGGTGGTCAAGTCCCTGAAAGCTGAGAATCCGGGGGTCGCGCGAACGCATCCACTGCGGCAGATAGCCTTCGATGAGAACCGCCTCATCGATCCACGCTTTGAGGATGCGATCGAGAACGACCTGGGCGATGTGGGCCTGATCGACGCGGATGGCTTTGAAGTAAGTCTGGTGATCAAGCCGTCCCGAGGCATAGTTGTAGCCCGATGAATTGCCCGCTGCGATGTTGAACGGCATGTTCAAACAGCGGGCGATCTCGGCCAGAACCGACTCGATGAATTCGACGTGGTTGGTGGAGGGATGCTCGGCCTTAATCTGCGCGGGCTTCCACCCTTGCGGCAGCACCATGCCCAGGCCGCGCTCCATCTCGAACACGTCCATCGGCTCAAGCGGATCAGCCTCGCCGCCCGCAGGTGAGTCGGTGTAGATCGGCAGCGCGAAGTTCGCAGCAGTCTCCGCTGCTGTGAGTACCGCCAGGCGATAGCGCCGCAATAGTGCGAAGAGCGGCAGCGCCGGGGTGAGTTCGGGAACGCCCCGGCTCTGTCCAGGGCGTTCATTGCGGAACAGGTGAATGACCAAATCAGCAGGCACCGGGTCATAGGCATTAAGTGCCGGTGCCCATGATCCGGCGTCACCGGGGTGATTGCGAAGAACGTGGTACTCAGCAGGATTGCCTGCGGAATCGAACACGATGCCATCGACAACGCGCTCCTCATGGAACGCGATGTGCGGCGTGGCGATTTGATCGGCTTCAACGAGTCGCAGATCAAGCTGCACCGGCGAGTCCACGGCGGCATTGGTGTGCAAGATCGAGAACACCTCGCCAGACTCGGCTCGCGCCATGCGCATCGTGCGCAGGACATCGGGCAGATTGACCGCCCGCGCCCAGCGCATGAACTCGCGCTCAATGAGATTGTTGGCTTCGCTGTCAGCAGTGAGCATCTGCAGGCGCGGTCCGGTGCCGATGGTGTCGTTGGCGAGAGTGAGGACGATGCCCCGGGCGTAAGAATTGTTGGCGACCTCGTAGCGGGCGCGGTTGCGCAGGGTACGTCGCACATCAGCACTGGCGGCCGCATCGGCGCTGAGGCCATCGGCATTGGCCCAGTGGCGGCGGTTCTCGTCGTTGGTCTGGGCTGCGTCATACTTGGCGCGGATAGTGCGCATGCCAGTCGAGCCAGTTGAGCCCGTTGGCTTGCCCGATGGGCTTGAGGAAACGAGTTGGCGAATCCATCCGAACATGCGGTTGCTCTCAGGCAGTGCCAGGGGGCACGAGCTTGGTGGTTCGAAACGGCAGTCCCTTGCGCTTGGCAGCGTTCTTCGTTGACAGGTAACGGTCCGCTGCAATCTGGTCCTGGATCGAGTGCTGCTCGATCTCACCGCTGTCGCCTTTGGCCCGCTTGGGACCGGCGGCGTTCTCGGCGATGGTTTCTTTGAGGTCGTCGGGCATGGTGATCTCGAATCAAAACCGCCGGCGCACGGTGCCTGCCGGGCAGAAGTCGAAGTTGGGTTTTGTGGCTTTGTGCCGCTGTTCGTGGCGAACCAGCGCGCGGACAGCGGAGTCGGGCTTGCGACCTTCCTTGTGGGCGACCCATGCGGCCTGTAGCGCATCGTCGCGCAGCCACTGGGGACAATGAGCCATCGCCGAGCGGGTGAGTCCCGGCGGAGGCGGAAGGTTAAAGGTGCGCGCAAACTGGTCCATCAACCTTTATGGACAGGAAGCAGAGGTGATTTGGTTGTGCGAAGACTGCGATGATTGTTTTTGTTACACCGGTAGACATGCGAGCGCCGGTGTGAGCAGTGTTGCCAGATTTACTTAGCTGTCTTCCGCAACAGCCGCTCCAATGATGGTGAACTCGAATGCCGTGGCGTAGAGGTGGCTTAAGAATGTTCTATCAAGAGCCTCGAATCGCTTGCGAGGCAGTTCGTCGGAAAGCCATGTCACGAAAGCAGGCATGAACTGAGGACCTGCACCGGCGAGGAGCATCTTGGCCCAGTACATGTAATTCATCAGAAAGGCCGGTCCACTAGCCGTTGAGCTCCATCCGTTCTCCGCGCAGAAGGATCGATAGTCGGCATCGAAGACGCGAAATACTCGATTCCCAATGACCTCGGTGTCGTAGATGGGGAACAGTCGCGGATTGAAGAAGTGCAGGAACTTGGAGACGGTCATGGTCGGGTAGCTTGCCTTCGGCTTGATTTCACGCATCGCAAGCAACGAGTTCTGCAACGTCTGCCGCGCATCGACATTGTCGATTGAGAGAAGTGTGACTTGGCCCTCTGGATGAAAATCACGGAATGTAGAGCCGATGGTGTCGAACGTCTGACGAGGGGTCCAGCACTTGTTTACACCCTGAGGGCGGAACACTTGCCAATAGCGAGCGAGGTTGTCGTAAATCTTTCCGAATGCCTCGAACGCTTGGATGGACTCACTAGCCTGCGAAAATGCTGTTCGGCCCGCTTGGTAGAGGTCCATTTTCTGAGCCACGGACCAAGCCGAACTACCTGCAAACACGCTGTAGGCTTCGAGCGCTCGAGCTTGTCCTACCGGTGTGAAGTATTCGAGCAGTGAGGTCATCGCATTCATCTTACCGACCAATGAGTTGCTCCCATGTCGTGACTCGCTTTCCGCAGTGCCTGCATTCGCGGCGGCGCACTACCTTGTTGCCGAACCCGTGTCGGGTGTAGACGACATAGAAATGTCTGCAGCCGCACTTGGGGCACACAAGGCCCTTGGCTTCCGTGGGCTTTGGCGAGTTGGGAGGCGCTGTACTCACGCTCGCCTCCCCTGAATTTCAGAGAGCTTGATCCGCTGCCGGCGTGGCGCTTCCTTCGTCGCCGTCCCGAAGAGGATCGCGCCTTGCATCGAAGCGCCCACCGCACTGCCGACCAGACAGTCGAACCAATGGTTGTCACTGCCGGGGGTGCGGAGTTTCCACTCATCAAGCTCGCGGCCGCGACCGCTGGTCTTCACGCGGTATTCCGAAGTGAGATGCTCGGAGACGAGACGGTGATCTCCACCAGTTCCAGGTGCGAAGAGCGATAGACATCCCGGATCACCCATCGGCACCGAGAACCGGGCATGCACGAAGGTCTTCCAATAGTTCGTATCGATCAGCGCATAACGGATGGCTCGATTGCGGGGTGCTTGGATACCGGGGATGCGCCAGTGAAGGCCGACACGATCACCACGCTTAGGTTTGTATTCGCCAAACGGAATGCTCGCGGCACCGACATAACGACCATGACTGGGCATGAGCACAGCAGCGTGCGAGGACTGACGGCAGAACTGGTAGACCACATCGGTTGAGTTGCCCCAGTTGGCATCGATCATGCAGCGGCTGATCTTCATCTCCGCGCCGTCGTCACGGCGAAACGAGCGGGCCAGTTGCTGGCCGGTCAGAGACTCCAGCGCCGCATAGATCGCCCCTTCAAGTCCGGTACCCGGATGAACCTGCTGAATGGTCTGCTTGGCATCACGCAGCGTGAAGTAATGGCGGTGCTGATCAGGATGGACGCCGTAGTCCAGGACGTAGCCCGTAAAATCGTCCTCCCATCCGCAGATCATGTAGAACAGCAGCGATGCCTGCACATCGATGAACATCGTCAGGTGATTGACACCGACCGGTACCTCACGGCGCTTCATGCCGTTGGTCTTGGCGGCGATCTCGTCAGCGGTGAGCATGCCCACATCGCCATCGGCCTCTTGAGTCAATGGATCGTTCTGATACTCAGCGAAGAATGCGGCTTCATCCTGCAATCGCAGATTCATCGCGTGCTGTATGGCGCTCAGCTCATCGGGGTTGTGCCGCGCGGGCCAGGCGATCGCGACGCCTTCGTTCATCTGCGTCATGTGCTGGCGGTAGAACTCGGTGGCATCGATGATCCCACGATCAGCGCGCAGGCCGTCCGCCCTGACCTGGGCATACTGCTGCCAGAGTTTTTCGCCGCTACTTCCATGTGCAGAGAATGAATAGACCATCTTGGTCCGTTCACCCTGCCAGCCCGGATGCTTGTCGCGGTTGAGGATGCGGTCGGCCATGTCATCGGGGCGCACGACGGTGAGTGTCATGAGGCCCGCGATCTTGCAACCGGGTCCAGACAGGCCCAAGATGGCACCGGCTAAGATCTGCTCGCGGGTGGCGCACTGTGATGGTGAACGTGCTGATTCATCCGTCTGCGGATCATCGAGTAGTACCAGCGAGGGCCGCACCGCTTTGCCATCGGATCGCTTGTGCTTCATGCCGCGAATGCGACCGGTGATGCCCGCCACCTTGATGATCGCCCCGGAGGCAGCGCTATCAGGGATGGTCGGCAGCACAATCTCCTTGGCGGTCCAGCCGATGTGCGTGCGAGCGCCTTTGTAGAGCTGGCCGGCCGCGCGTTGATGAATGCCTTCCAGCGCACGGATCGGCCCGCAGACCTCGCTGAAATCTTCTTCGAGCAGGTCGTTGTTCTCCAGTTCGCTCTTGATCGAATCGAGCATGTCGGCAGCGTGCTCTTCATCGGAACCGATGAGACAA